TTTTTGAACTGTAGACCGGACTCGGTATTGTTGACCGTGAGCACAGGAGTGTTTCCGGACTCGGAATCATTCTGCCCAACGTATGCGCCGGGAGTATCATCTAGGCCAATAAATGTAAGTCTTTCTCCAAGACCCAATGAACTATATAATTCACGGAAGTTATCGTTAACTTTGCGGAAGGAATCGCGAATACTATCGCCGGTACCATCGTTGCCTACTGTACCTATATCAATGATTTTACGTGCCATATTTTACCCTAGTAAATGGTTATAGTATATTTACCAAAGAATTTTATAAGCCGAATGTAAATACTTGATGTTCTTAAAAAAGAAAACCGTCGATAATCAATATTCTAGATTCAGTAAACTAGGTGTCGCACATCGTTATCTACGGAAAAAAGTCGTAGCGATATTCCGTTGTGATAACTGCGATGAACTGTTTGAAAGAGATTTGAAAAAGATCGATCACAGGAGGCTCAGCAATAATTATTTTCATTGCTGCAATAATTGTGATGCTAAGAGATTCGCCCAGCGCAAGGGTGTTGAACGTAAAAAAATCTGGGACATGCCTGCCAGTATAGATTGGCCAGTGGGAAAATTTTAAACTCGAAAACTTTCACCACAGCCGCAGCGATCCTTTTCCTGCGGATTGATGAACTCAAAACCTTCGTTAAGGCCCCGTTTTTGCCAATCCATGATTATACCATCGATATAGACAAGACTTTTGGGATCCACGAAAATATCTACATCATGGCTAGTGAATTTTAAGTCGTTGGATGATTCTTTATCTACGAATTCTAACACATAGGCAAGACCAGAACATCCTGTAGTTTTAACACCTAGACGGATACCAAGGCCTTGCCCTCTGCGTTCTAGATTAGTTTTGACCTTAGTGGCTGCTAGTTCTGTCAGTGTTACCATAGAGCAAATTTGCTAGACTACGTAATTGCTGTTCGCTACGAGAAATTTCTAGTTGGTTAGTGGGTACGCAGTCTGCTTTGTACCCCATGCGTCTATACTGTTCTGCTTGGACGCGGCAAGGTTCGTAGGTTTGAAAAACAGTATCTACTCTACCTAAATCTGCAGGAGCAACGACTAATGCCCAATACATGATGAGGTGTTCCATTGTTAATTCGCCTCTGAATGTTTTTTCTTATAGTCTTCTATCGCAGCCTTGATGGCGTCTTCCGCGAGGATCGAGCAATGGATCTTGACAGGCGGTAGAGCAAGTTCTTTGGCAATCTCCGTGTTTCGAATAGTACCAGCTTCCTCAAGAGTTTTACCTTTGACCCACTCCGTAACCAGCGAACTGCTCGCGATCGCTGAACCACATCCATACGTCTTAAAACGTGCATCGGATATAATGCCATTTTCGTTGACCTTTATCTGCAGTTTCATCACGTCTCCGCATGCTGGCGCTCCCACCATTCCTGTACCAACATCTTCATCGTTCTTATCAAATGAACCTACGTTGCGTGGATTTTCATAATGATCAATAACCTTATCGCTGTATGCCATTTATTACTCCTGCGGTTTTTTCGCCAGCATGTTTTGAATTTTTTCTTGGATCATTTTAGCCCAGAATGGCTGTGGAAAATTCCAACCAATGAATGCCCCTACTGCTATCCAAAATAGTATATCTAACATTTTACGCTCCTTGTAGTCTAATGTCAACTGTGTCCCAGTTGATGATACGCCAAATATTGTTAAGGTATTTAACTTTGTCCTGTTGATAATCAAGAGCCCAAGCATGCTCCCACCAGTCTATCAACAGAGCAATCTTCATGTTCTTCTTATACTCGTGATTGCGTATAGTTTTTATTTCTCCGGTGGTATCCATATATAGCCACCCGCTACCTTGAATTGACATAACAGTTTTTTCAATTTCGTCTTTAAACTCGTCAAAACTTCCCCATTTATTTTCTATCAAAGACTTACTGAGCCCCGTTGGTTTATTAGCGGCTCTGGGAGGGGTCAAGTTAGCAAAGAAAATATTGTGCAGAACAGCACCGCCATAATTAAAATCTGGATCACCTTCGCCTTTATTATAACGCTCTGAATACTTGGCAGCCAGTCCATCATAGTGATACTTAATAGTATCTTCGCTCATAACCGGAGCCAGTTCACTTTTACCAAATTTTAGTTTTTCTTGGTAGATTTCTCTGCGATCTGTGCTTTCGGTCAGACTTTTAATAAAATGTAGCATGACTGTATTTACCGTGGTAAATAACCTACAAGGAGATTTAACCATGGAAATCTTATTAGCAATCGCAGCAGCAGTAGTCGTTGGCGCCCTTATCTATTTCAACAGAAATTCTAAAGGTTTAGACGTTAACAACGACGGTAAAGTTGACGCCGATGATGTCAAAGCCGCTGTACAAAATGCAGTTAGCGGTGTACAGACCACTGCTGATGTGAACAAAGACGGTAAAGTCGATGCGTCAGATGTTTCTGTAGTTGTTGAAAAAGCTAAAACAGAAGTTAAAAAGGCTGCTACAAAAGCCAAAACTGCTGCTAAGAAAGCAACGACTCGTGGTCGCAAGCCAGCGGCAAAGAAATAATCCTTTTAGCTTCTTCGTAGAGGGCAAAGCTGGCAAGATTTTTGCCCTTGGCCTCTACCATAATATCGGCCCATTCGCCGTGTTCTAATGCCCATTTGTTGCAGGCAGTGTTCCACATAAAATCGCTGTGAGCACGGAGTTTGGCTTTTTTGTGTCCTTGTTCTAGTAACGTCCGAAGATCGGGGCGTTGGTGTCCGGGATGGTCAGTAAGATGCTCTTCCCGTGACACACTATAATGTATGACAGGACGCACACCGCGCCAACTGTCAATAATCCTTTTAACACGGTCGTCTTCCGCATTGATATATTCTCCTGTGTGTATCCAATGATGGTGTATGTCTAACACTAAAGCACAGTGTTCTACCAGTTCCAGACTGGCATCGGTGCCCCATGTAATCTCATCATTTTCGATGGTCAGTGTATTGCGAGCTTCTGGAGTCATACGAGCCAGCGCAGCAACGATTCCCATTGGACCTTGTCTGCCTGCGATGTGGACGTTGATTTTAAAGTCTTGAAACGTCTTGCCATATCCCATCCAGCGAGCCATATCCACATGATATTCAAACTCCTCTATGCTTCTATTTACAATATCTGGATTATCAGAAGCAAGCACAGTAAACTGGCCAGGATGAAAACTAAGGCGAACACCTTTCTCGCGAGCAAGATCTCCCACTCGTCCAAATTCTCTTTGGCAATAGGCTCTGACATCGGCAGTCCGCCAAAACCAGCTCCAAGTTGGCTCAGTGTACACAGGAAGGATATCGCTGCTGAGTCGTACCATTCTAAGATTTTCATCTAATGCTCCTACTCGTTCTACAAGGAGGCGTGTAGATTCAATGTTCTGTTGCATCAATGACCATAGTTTTTCTACAGCCACGTCCTTGGTCTGTCTATTTAACCAAGCGACAGTAGTAGAACCTGTGTTGTATTTTTTACAGTCGTCCTTGGGTTTGATTCCATCAACCTGTCCGGGATAGTCGATCCATTTGCAGGCGAAACCGATACGTTTAGTCATAGTATTATTATATTATGATCAACGCCAGTTGTCAACAACATATGGATCTTTTATATCATGGGGATTTGGATCTCCATGAAATACACATATCGAACAATCTCTAGGTATCGGAGCATTCCTTATAGATTTGAATGTTCGCTGAATTCCCGAATATAAAATTTCACTGCGATCTCTGACTTCCCACTTGTAACTAAGTATCCATCGATCCGGCCAAAAGGTAATGCGAGATTTGGCTACCTGCCAGATCCAATCTTGATCCCCGTGTAATCTTTGGGCTTTTTTTGGATCAGTTTTAAAGGTAGTAAAAATATCGGGATGTAGTCCTGCTGGCCAACTCATCACCGAACTATTGAGGATATTCCAATTAGGATTGAATTTTCTATTGAAATCTCTGATTCCCATAAAGCGTTTTTCTTGACCAACGACTAATCTATTGATGTTATCATGTATGATAACATCGAGATCCATATATAATACTCTGCCTTTCAACTCTAGATTGGGATCGAACATATGAACCTTGTGCCACCAACCTTTAGTGTAACCTTCGTTGGGTCTAATTATAGATCTCACACCTTCGATCGGATGTTGGTCATCTGTGAGGCAGCAGAACTCATATGGTATCGTTAAGTGCCTAGCGACCATGTTACGCAATTTTTCTACATACTCCGGACCATATTTGTTGCCGAATCTCACGCAGAGCACAGTGATAAAATCCGTAGGGTCTGTTGGGATAGGTTCGGCTTCTGGATATACGAAATCAGGAGGCAATTCTCCTGTACTTTTATAATGTTTCCATTGCTGCTTGTTAAGGATTTCTTTAAGAAGACCTCTATCGTGTTCCATTTATATTTTTACTATTTTATCAATTTCTAGCAATTTTTCTAAAATCTCATAGAGATTTTTTATATTGACCATGTTAGGACCATCTGAAGGAGCACGATCAGGATCCTCATGCACTTCCATGAACACTCCTGCTACACAGCCCGTGGCTACAGCAGCCCTCGCCAGGTAGGGCACCATTTCGCGATCTCCGCCTGATTTCGTTCCCATTCCTCCAGGCTGCTGTACAGAATGTGTGGCATCAAAGACCACCGGATACCCGGTGCTTGCCATAATGGGTAGACTACGCATATCCACAACCAAGTTATTGTATCCATGAGTGTAACCTCTTTCGCATAACATTATCCTTTCATTGCCAGTGGAGGCGATTTTTTCAGCAACGTTCTTCATATCGTGAGGTGCGAGAAACTGGCCTTTCTTTACGTTAATGGCGCATCCGGTCTTGCCCGCAGCCAGCAATAGGTCAGTCTGCCGGCACAGGAAAGCGGGAATCTGTAGAACATCAACACCTGCGGCAGCGACTTCTGTAGCCTGATTTGTTTCGTGTATGTCTGTTAAAATTGATAGATCAAATTTCTTTTTTACATCATTTAATATCTGCAGTCCTCGATCGATACCTACGCCTCTTTTGGTATCGATGCTGGATCTATTAGCTTTGTCGAAACTGCTTTTGTATATGAGATCTATGTCTAGTTCGTCGCAGATTTCTTTGATAGATCCTGCGAGATGTTGAGCATGAGTGTCTGATTCTATTTGACATGGGCCTGCGATGAGGAAAATTTTATTCTCATTGCTGGCCACTGTTTTGCCAATATTAAAGTTTTTCATATAATAATTTAACCAATTTTTTAGCTGTGGCTGGACTTATGGTCCACCCTAGATGACCATGTCCAGTGTGATAAAATATTTTAGGTTCTCGTGAGCTCTGCCGGACTATGGGCATCATGTTTGGAGTCATAGGTCTCAGGCAGGCCCAACTGGAATATTGAGAGGTGTTGATCTCGGGGAAATTTTCATGGACCCATCTCAACAGGGGTTCGATCCTGGATCTCCGTATATCGTAATTCTCACCACAGAGCTCCGCAGTGCCTGCTACTCGCAATCTACGACCTAGTTTCGCCGTGACGATCTTGGCTTCATCGTCTAACAGGCTGACTGATGGGGCATGTTCAAGACTCTGGTCATCGAGCTCAATGGTTATGCTGTAGCCTTTGACAGGATAGATAGGCAGATCATCACCGACCATTCTAGCGGACTTTACGCTGCCTACACCATTGGAGACTACCACCGCATCATAGTAGGCTTTCAATTCCTGTAGATCTTCTACTTTGACGTTGAACTGGAATTCTACCTGATATTTTTCTGTCATAGTTTCTGAGAGATCGTAGCAGAATTTATGTATATCGCCAGTCCAATCACTGGCAGTCCATGCTCCTCCTATGATACCGGAACTGGATTTCAGTGCGGGTTCTATGTCTATGATCTTCTCGAGATCTACGATATCCCATTCGCTGCCGTTGGTTTCGTAGAGGCCTTTGATGTCAACAGCGGCGTCAAAATATCGTTGATTTTTATAAAAGTGCAAGATACCACAGTAACTCTGATCGAACTCTAGCCCTTCCGATTGGATGATATCTTTGTACAATGATCTAGCTTCTAGACCTAGATTGATAGTATCTATGGTGTTCTGTCTCTGAGAACCATTCAGCGTGTGCCATAGGAATCGCATCAGCCATGCATATTTGTCTAGATCTAGATCAGGACGTATCAAGAGAGGAGCATCTTGAGTAAACATCCATTTGAATCCCTTAGCGACGTTGGCCCAAGTATTCCAAGTTTCTGAATTAGATACAGATATTTGACCTCCGTTGGCATAGCTAGTACGCATCGCAGGATATGGTTCTTGATCGTAGACTGTTACTTCGTGACCATCTTTTGCCAGGTAGTAGGCGGCAGTTATTCCTGTGATACCAGCACCAACTACGGCTATCTTCATCCTAACAACTCTTCATTCCAACATCTATGACCTTCTCGGAAAGCCATGTTGCTCTGAGTTTCTCTCACTTCTACGCGGAAACACCAAAGTCTTTCTGCTTCTCCTGCCCCCCACATATCGGGGATATAAACACCGTTGACATATTTGTACAGCATGTCTGCCAAACCTTCGCACCCTAGTCGAGGAAGTATAGTAAGTTTGGCCATTTTCTTTTCTTGCAGAAGTTTAAATGTTTCGAGTTCAGGATCGTCTTCAGCCACAAGAAGCGTATGGTCAAACTGATCTTCGAGGATACCTTTTAATTCTTTGAGTCCGCCATAGTCAGCAGCCCAATTACGTACATCGAGGTCGTCGGTTCCGAAATTAAACTTCATCGAAAAACTGTAACCGTGTATCAGATTGCAGTGACTATCGGCACGCCATTGTCGATAAGCACAGGGAAATGAATCGTGATATTCTTTGGTGCTGACATATTTGTATGTCACTGGTTGGAAATTTGCCATCTCTAGTCTCCTTTATAAATGAGCAAGTTTGATGACATGCAGAATTTATAAAGCGGGGTGAATGCCATTGAAGACCGCTGATGAATTATTATAAGATGTATTGAATGCTGTGTCAATATTTATAGGTATTAACTGAACGTTATTTTTTTGCCAATCTTTCGGGATAGACCATTCTCTAAAATTATAGATGTTAAAAATAGTATCGGGAAAATAATGGAAGACCTGTCCTATTTGATAAACCCAATAGGCTGGATCAACCGGAGACGAATTTATTCCAGCATAATTAGCAGTGCCCTTGTAAATATTGTTTACTCGATCTTCCCTGGCATAGAGATCAAACCCTATCATAGAAACCTCCCGATGCTCTAATAATGCAGCCAATAACACAGCGTAACAACCACTCCCCCAATGTATAGGTTGGTCGTGTCTACGATCTCCTTTGTATGGAAGATCGGGCAGTAGGCTTATATTTTTATTTTTGCGTATCTTCCGGAAATAATGATACCATAGATTTCGGACATAGATAGTAGTATTGATTGTGTTTGGATTTTCGACGGCTTCTCGCACCATGCGTTGATCGCAACAGATGAGATGATCTACTTGAAACTCTCTGTGTATGGCATTGCAACCAATTAATGTGTGATTTTGAAAACTACTGATATCAATGTTGCGACGGCTTTCGCCGTTCCCTATCGCTAGGGCCTGCATATTAACCTCTTTCTTTGATTTCGCCGAAGGGATACCAGGCACCTGGGCTGCCTGCTCTCAGACAAACCCAACCAATTCCAGCACCGACTCTTGGAGAACTATTCCATACGATATCGCCCATTGCATGTGTGCCTTCACTGGGAGGTGCTGCTCCATATGTTTGGAGATGATTGGCGAACCTCACTGATCCTGCCACATGTAAATCTACTGTGGGATCTGGATTCTTAACGCCTATAGATAATTTACCATTGATAGAAACCTGTATGGGATTTCTGGAAAAATTACCTAATAGGATGTTTCCATTGGCGCCGATATTGATTCTAGT